TATTCGCATAGAACGCGCCGCGAGGACAAAAAATGTATTTATCAGAATTATAGCTCAATGTCTTCAAGCTCGTATATCCGCCAGAGCGGTTCGCCGTCTATCGTGACGGCGCTGTAGCCGAGCTGCTGCATGTAGACGGTCACCTCTTCTTCGGTGAGCGGATAGGTGTTGCGCAGCGCGTAGACAATCTCACGAGAAGAGCGGAGAATGACGCGTCGCCGCTCGCCGTGAGTTGCATAATTTTCGGTGAAGTACTTTCGGAACCAGGCACCGTCTTCAGTCTCTGACGCGGCAGCCTTGGCAGGTCGTTTCTGCTTTTTGTCATCATCGTCGTTGTCGAAGTATTGCATAAAACCTATCTTCCCCATGTGTCACACCTCCTTTCTGGCTTGAGCTTGGTAGGGCAGTTGCGGTTCAGGCTCTTGAAGTAGCCTATCACGTAGTCGATAATCTCGAGGTCGTAGAAGTAGTCTTTGTACTCCTGCAGCTCAAGGTCTGTCATTGTGCCGTTACGTGCTTTCTTCAACAGATGCTCGCCGACGTTTGTCAAAAACTCTATGATGCCGGTTATCTCGCCTCGCTTGATATCTTTGTCAAGCTCGCGCACAACATCTGTTGTTGCGCACTCGAAAACCTCTGCAGTCTCAGGCTGCTGCGCCTGCTGTGTCTGCTGCTTTTTGTCTTCTGTTCTCATGCTTCGCCTCCTTTCTCTACTCCTTCGACAAGCGCGTCAAGAGCCATGCAAGCACATTCGATTTCTGCCAGCTTCTGTCTGTATGTGCAAAGTCTCGCGCGACGGCGGCAGCTGAAGTGCGGTATGAGCTTCGCTTTCTTCATTGTAACTTCCACTCTCATGCCGGTAGTGTAGCGCAGCTTTTTTGAGGTCTCGCGGTGCATCTTGTGCAGACCGTGCATAGTTTTGAAACGTGTCATGCTTCGCCTCCTTTCTCCTCCTGGTTTAACTTGTAGACGTTGTAACCCGAGAGAACTACACAGCAGAGGGCGGCGAGGATGTTGCTCTCTGCGCTGACGGCGCCTGCGCCGAGAGACAGAAGCGCAGCATGAACGCGCAGAACCTCGCGGCGTGTCACCTCGAACTCGCAGATTTTGGTGTAAAACTTGCTCTTTCCGTTGAGCCACGCCTTAACGGAGGCGGTGCTGATGCTAAACGGGCGCAGTTGAGCTGTGCGCTGGATAGATGCAGATGTTTGCATAATATAGGATGTTGTAGCCTTATTACCGGAGAACCGCTCCGGCGCGGGTTGACGTAGGGGTACGAAAAAAGCGGCTCGCACTTCCTCGTCTGCTACAACTCTTATGCTTTCCGCCACAAAGGGCAATAAAAACACGTGGAAGGCGAACCGCCGTATTCTGTCTCTGGCATCTCCACATCATGCGAAGTGCTCCGCATGAACAAATGGCGAAATACCCTCGTATCGATGCGGCAGGTTATGGGCAAAAAAATAAGCCCACAACGTTTAGAAAAAGTTGGTTGGGCTTGAACATATCGTCTCGCCCTTTGTTCATGCGGAGTGCTCCGCATGGATATCGTAGCGATGGCAAAGGTAGAGATAAAAATCTGAACGTGCAAGGAATTTGCGAGGAATTTTTGAAGAATTGCGAGGAATCTCAAAGAAAAGTATTATTATCAATACTTTTATGGCTAAAAATTTGCATATTAGTATTATTTTTACTACCTTTGCATTGTCAAACAAAAGCTCTTTGATATGAAAAAGTACAAAGTATCTGAAGTCATCAAGCTGCTGGAGCGAGACGGATGGGTGAAAATAGCCGAGAAAGGTGACCACAAGCAATTCAAACATCCGGATAAACCAGGTAAGGTGACGGTAAGAGGACAGAAGAGCGAGGTGCTTAGCCAATTTCTTCTGAACAGCATTTGGAAGCAGGCGGGGTGGCGATAAGCCCCGCCCCTCTCCAAAGTTTGACAAAATAATGAAAACAAAAACCTATAAATGAAATGGAAAAGATTATTGTAGAAGTGAGATGGTGCGACCATAATTTTGGAGCCACATTATCAGACAACGTGCCAGGAGCCATCGTCATAACTGCCAAAACCTATGACGAGCTACAGAAGGAAGTGCCCGAAACACTTCGGTTTCACCTTGAAGGGATAGAAGCCGACGGCGACGAGATACCGCAATGGCTCGCCGAAGGCGATTACGAGCTGGTCTATCACCTCGACACAGCTGCGCTCATACGATCGTGCGAGCGCTACGCCTCGCTTGCTGCCATTTCGCGAGCTTCGGGAGTAAACGAACGACAACTGAGCCACTACGCCAACGGACTGAAGAAGGCTCGCGCACAGCAGCGCGAGCGCATAATAAACGGATTGCACAAAATAGGACGCGAACTGTTGTCCCTATCATAGAGCAAGTTTGACAACCACAGCAAGCCCGACCGACAGAAATGGAGGTCGGGCTTTATATTTGCAAAAACTCTCCAATATTGGGTGAATTGGAGAGAAATGGAGACAAAAAGCCCCGAAGCCGTTAGGCTCCGAGGCTGGTGTTAAAAAAAGGTAGCGCATCTATTAAATGCTATCGGCAGCGCGTCGTATGCGGTTGCTCAAGTCGATAAGTGCGTCACGCATCTGCTCGGCTTCACTTGCGTTGAAACCGCCTTTGCCGCCATTGCCATCAATGCCATCCATCTTGTGGTAGAACCATGATGACGACTTCTGAAAGTAATTGTTTGCAAAGTCGCGCCACGATACTGCCATCATGATGTCTGCCACTTTCTTCTTCATGTCGGTAATCAAAACCGGCTGTACCATTACTGTCTCCATCTCATTTTTGTTTTAGGGTTATCTTTATGCTCTTTATCTAAAACCCTCCCCGAAGGGAGGGGAATTGTTGCTCAATTAGGCTGCTTGATAAGGTTGTCGAACAGCTCTTGTGCATACCATAGCAGTTGCGGATAACCATCTGGGTAAGAATTGTTGTAGTTCCGAACTGCTTCGAGGAGTTCCCTTTCTTCGGGAGTCACCTCCATTTTTTCTAATTTACTCATTTTTATTACCTTTCTTTTAACAATGCAAAGGTACTACAAATTTTCGTATTATACAAACATTTACTACACTTTTTCGTAGTAACATAATAAAAAAACTTCAATTCTTTGCCGACCGCATGATTACCACAACCTGGTAACCATGTAACCGCTATGTGGTAGTCATGTAACCAAAGCGGTGTAATGATGTTACCGCTATGCGGTAATGCGTGAGCCGTGAAGGGAGAATGCAAATGCCGCCGACGCGTCACGCGCCAGCGGCAAGGATAAACGTGAAAAAATAACTGAATCAATTAAAACTAAACAACATTAGTATCCCCTAATTAAAAACCTGCAGCAAAGATACGCAGACAGATCTGAACTTAAAAAGACAACAAAAAGCCTCCGACGACGGCTTTTTACCTCTTTGGGACCCGCCGCAAAA